GTTGAACAATACACGGGTCGAGCGCTGGTGACTCAAACTTGGTATGGGTATCTGGATCAGTTCCCCGGGAATGATTATATCAATATCCCATTTGGAAACCTTGACTCCGTAACATCTGTAAAAACAATAGATTCAGCGGGAGACGAAATCACTTTGACGGTCACGACGCAATACCTTGTTGACTCAGATTCTGAGCCCGGGCGGGTAGTCCTCCCCTACTCGGTTTCGTGGCCGTCCATTACTCCATACCCAGTCAACCCCATTGTGATTGAGTTTGTTTGTGGATACGGCCTTGCAGTGGCGGTGCCAGATGGGTTAAAATCAGCCATTAAATTAATCGTTGGGGATTTATACGAACACCGGGAAGCGCAAATTGAGACCGGGAGTTTTCAGGTTAATGAAACGGTGCAAAACCTAATGTTCCCTTACCGTTTATGGGATAATTATTGATGAAATCCGGTGATCTAAAAAAAGTTATTTCAATTCAGGAACAAAAAATCGTTTCAGATGGCATGGGAGGCGAAACCGTAACCTGGGTGGATCATATCACCGGCACAGCCACAACCGCACCGATATGGGCCGCAATCTGGGCCGTGTCCGCCAAACAGCAGATTGAAGGGATGCAAGAACAAGGCACCATAACTCACCGGATCAGAATCAGATATAGAACCGGGATTGACGCGGGAATGAGGGTAAAATACGGAGCCAAGATTTTCAATATTACATCCCCACCGATTAACCCGGGGACTGAAAATAAAATGCTTGAGATATTGGTCAAGGAGGTAATCTGATGTTTTTAAGTATCCGCCATGCGCCCTTAATGAGAGAAGCTATCGCCCATACTGTTTTTAGTAAGGACACAGGCGAAGAAATTCCCCGTGTCGTTTGGGCCAACGATGAAACCGGAAGATATCGGCAGCACTTATTAAATGCCGATGGATTGCATTACACCGATGGTAAAGGGAACGCAGCATCAAAAATTTTTACCGGGAATATTGAGTTGAGGCGGGTGTCTTGAAAAACCTATCAACAGCAATTTATACCCTCACCTCCGCGTCTGGAGCATTTTGGACATCTATAGGTGGGCGGTTTTACAAGGCCGTTGCGCCATCTGGAGCCGTCTATCCATACGTTGTTTACAGCATGATTTATGATAACAACGAAGGAACTTTTCAGGAAGATATTGAGGATTGCCTGTTTCAGTTCTCCATTTTTTCCTCAGATAATTCCAGCCTTGAAGTTGAAAATCTCTACACAGCAATGAAAGCAGTTTTTGATAAGTGTCAACTTTCCATCACCGGGAACACAGCGCTCCATATGCTTAGAAATTCGGCAACGCTGATCCAGGATGAACTTGAGAATCCCAATGGAACCGGGTGGGTATGGCATTATGCCGTTGACTATAATATTATGATGCAGAAGAATTAAGCGGGAGGCTTAAAATTATGGAAAAATATTTGATTAGAAATGAAATCGATTGGGAGCGTAGAAAAACCGAGATAAAAAGTAAAGATGTTTATGATCCTGGTCAATTGGAACCAAAAAGTTTTCCCGTAATTGTTATCATAGCATATGCGGGGGCAGGCTGGTACGAGATAGACTTTTGTTATCCAGGCGACTTTAGAGAAGAGGATTTGCCATGATATCGATTATTATAATATTATGATGCAGAAGGATTAAGCGGGAGGCTTAAAATGACAAGGTTAGAAATATTCGCTGTAGCAATTATAGGTGGGATGGTCGCATGGTGCTTTATAAGAACAATATACGAGATGATACGCCCATGATAAGTATAATTATACCAATTTACAATCAACATTCAATGACCGAACAATGTATCGAGTCAATTAAGGCCAATACAGAAGATTATGAATTAATCATTGTGGATAACGGGTCATATCCGGCAATTACGACATCGTATGGATTCCCCGCCATAGAGCGCGACGAAAAATTTGGACAAGTAAGCATTTTACCCGGGGACCCGGCATGTTTGACAATCAGAAATAAAGAAAACCTTGGTTTCCCGGTAGCAGTGAACCAGGGTATCCGGGCATCACACGGGGATATAATCTGTCTGCTAAACAACGACACCGTTGTGACTCCAGGATGGGCCGATGGGCTTAAGAGACGCCTTGACGAATATTCCATTGTCGGGCCTATGACAAACTATGTGGCAGGCGCACAAAAAGCGATCACCACCACATACGATGACAATGCCGGGTTAAACTATGCCGCAAAAGAATGGTCTGGGTCGCACCAGGGCGCTACACAAGAAGTTAATTTCGTGATAGGGTTCTGCATGATGTTTCCCCGGGCTCTTTATAATGAAATCGGAGAGTTTGACGAGTCAATGTGGCCATGTTCCGGCGAAGAAATTGACTTTTGCTTCAAAGCCAGGAAAGCGGGCCACAGGGTGGGGATAGCTAAGGACGTTTACATTCACCATTATGGTTCTCAAACTTTTGAGGACATGCAGGCGGCCGGAACTCTGGATTATAAAGACACCTGCAACAAATGCAATACTCATCTTGCCGAAAAATGGGGAGATGGATTCTGGCAACGGCAAGAACATGTTCAAGTCGAATCAGATATCAGGTTGAACCTGGGGTGCGGTGCATGCGGGTTGAAAAATTTCATCAATATCGATCAGTTTGAGAATGTAAAGCCGGATATGGTATGTGACGCAATGAGTCTGCCATATGACCCAGGGACAATATCAGAGATTTACTGCGGGCACATGCTGGAGCACATGACACTGAAAGATGGCAAAAAGGCTCTGAGATACTGGAAAAGCCTTTTAATACCCGGTGGAAAAATCACCATAACTGTCCCTGATTTTGATTATTGCATCAAGAAATATCTGAAAAATCCTACAAGCCAGGCACTCATTAAGCTGAATGACGAAATAATTTATTCATACTGTCAAAAATCACACCATAAATATTGCTATAGCGGAGCTCTTTTAAAAGAAATAATGGCCAGAGTGGGTTTTGTCGGACTGAATAAATTACCCATTGACCATGAATATTTTGTTGATCCTGTTTTATGGCAGGTTGCTTATACCGGGAGGAAAGCATAATGGCCCTTGGAATAAGTAAAAGAATGTCGGAATTAAAAGGTGCACACAAAGAGCAAACGGCTTGGATAGTTGGTAAAGGACCATCTCTTCAAAGCATTGAGGAAACACATATTGGGGAAGGTCCGGTCATAACTCTCAACCAAGCTATTGTTCCGGTTGAAAGTCTTAAAATAAAAAACGATGTCTATTCCATGCAAAAAGACGGCGGGGAACTTCGGGGACCTGAATGGAGGGACAAACCAGTCCCGGGGTGGTATAGTGACCCATGTAAGTTTGCAGGCATAAAGTGCAATGAGTGCCCAGGAATGGTGAAACCGAAAAAAGCAACTTTACTCTTGTACGAACGGGCATCAAATTACTGCTTCCCTAATTACGAAGACAGAGTTATTTTTGATGTCCTGGAACTGGGGATGGAAAGCAATGAGTGTTCACTGGGGGTAGCCCTGTGGATAGCTAAGTTTTTTGGTTGCAAAAAAGCTATGATTTTATGTTGTGATGCTCATGCTACAGGCAATTATTATGCGTACAACCCAGAATCGAAAGAAATAGAACCAGAAAAAGAGGATTATTTTTTCCAGACAAGGGCTCTTGGAAAACATTTCTCTATCATTGATCATGAATTTATTACACCTGGGAGGGAAGTATAAAATGATTAAACCAAGTAATTTTCACTTAGCAATTGGGCTGCCCTGTTCATTCCCCATGGTTCCGTTTCCTACGGTATTAACCATGCTCCAGATGGAAAGGCCGGACTATACTTTGATTCCGGCGGTAAACGGTCCGGTGGATGGGCTGAGAAACCACATTGTGGAACAGGCACTGATGATGGGCGCCAGCAACCTGATTATGATGGATTTGGATCAGACATATCCAGTTGACACCATCCCAAAACTACTTGCACATAAACTGCCGGTAGTGGGGTGCCTTGTTCACCGGAGATACCCGCCATTTGACCCGCTTCTCTATAAGGGGAAGCTGAGCGAATATGAAAGAATGGTGTCCTTTGAGGATGAAAATATAGATTATGATTACAAAGATGGCGATCTCGTGGAGGTAGACGCCACCGGTACAGGGTGCCTGATGTTTGATATGAAAGTTTTCCGGGATATGCCAGGGCCATGGTTCAAATTCAGACTCACAACGGACGGGAGGCCAGTGGGCGAGGATTTTGGATTTTGTTCTGAATTGCGGAAAATGGGAACAAAGATTCACGTGGACACGTCCATTAAATGTGGCCATCTCAGCACTATGGAGGTCACGGAGGGGACGTATAATTTATTCAGGGCGATGACGAAAGCCCAAAACAAGGAAAAAGCAAATGGCCTCTAAATCAGGTTTTGCGGCAAAGGTGACGATGGGCACTTATACCATCGCGGGAATGGGCACTTGGTCCATGGACGGGGTTACTCGGGAAACAATCGAGGACACAGCATTCGGTGACACCATCAAATCCTACGTGTTTGGTTTTATGGATGGGGGAAGCCTATCCTTTGACGGGAACTACGATCCAGCAGACAGCACAGGGCAAAACATTTTGAATTCTGCTTGTGTGAATGCTTCCGTCCTGACATCCGGTTCACTCCGGCTTTACATTGACAATACCAGTTATTGGACAATTGGTTCCACCGGGGAACTCCTGGTAACCAAAGCAAACGCCATTACGATGGACAAGAACGGCCTTGGTAAGGTTTCATTTTCTGCTAAAGTGTCAGGATCTGAGATGGTTCTGGTTCCGGTTTAGTAGCATAATTTAACATTATTTTGACCCGGGGGTCATAGTGGCCCCCAACAATAATAATATTTTCGGGAGGAAGAACGATGAATAAAAAAATTGAGGGTACGGTATTTGATTTTGGCGCAGAAGACGGAGCATGGTTTTCTTTTTTCACATCAAAAGTAAATGATGACGGAACTGTTGATTACGACGAACCGGAGCCTAATGCCGGGCGGGTTTGTCTCAAACCAATTGACACTTTTATCGAGTCATATTTTGAGAAGCGCAAAAAGGAATCAAAGTTTGTTCGTAACGACAAGAGCAGGGCAATGGAAAGAGTACAATGGTCAAAAGATCAAACGCCGAAAGAGCGCAAGGAATACCAGGCTGCGCTATGGGATCATGCGATTGTAGGTTGGGAAAATTTCTTTGATGGAAAAAAGAAACCCATCGAATGTACCATCGAAACCAAAACAAAAATGATGAAGGTGCCCATGTTTGACCGGTTTATCAGTAAGTGCCTGAAAACAATGAGCGAAGACACAGTTAAACGTGCCGAGGATCTGTCCGAAAATTTGTAAAATCCGTACAATGGCAAATGGAATACGCCCCTGAATGCAAGGGGTGTCGGGCCATGTACGGAGCCAGAACACCCCAGGAGGAACCACCTTGTGATACTTGCCGGGTGGTTGTTCTCCCAGGGAATGAAGAGTCTTTAAAAATTTACATGATCACCAGGCAGCAATACATTATGGGATTCGGCGGACCAATTGATATCAACCACATACCGGTATGGGAAATGATTGACCGACTGAAAGTGAAAGACCCCATGGCAGTTTTTGAACGAGTGACGCATTGTGCGCGGGTTATAATTTCGGAGCAAATGAGGAAAAAAGATGAGTAAAAACATCAGTAAATCAGACACAGAGCACGCGGTAATGGGCAAGCACGAAGTGTGCTCAGAAATAGTTAGGGTTTTTGGTTTAGAACCTGAAGATTGTTTTAAATTAACCCTGCACATGAGTTGTAATTCTGTCGTTTCGATAAACGTGGGGATACGTCCTAAACAGGCAGAACTCGAAAAGCTTGCGCCTATTTTTAAAAGATTTGTTCTTCTCGAAAGAGATGTGCCATGAGTAAAAATATACACTGGAATCCAAAACTTGCCGAGCATGATATCATGGGTAATGCTTTAAAGCGACTGACGGAAGTAGGCGAGGCTATGGCAGCCGAAGTCAAGAAAAGCACACCTGTGGGTACTCTAAGCCGTCCAATGTATAAAAGAACATATAAAACCGGCAAAAAGGGAAAGCGAAGAGAATTTAAGCAGGCATACTGGACAGCCAGGGATGCAGGAGCGTTGCAACGGTCAGTCAGAATTACAAAAAGCTGGGAAGATATTGATGGCAATACATCGTCCGAAATGTCATCAAGAAATGTCTGGGTTATATGCGGCACAACAAAAGCATATTACGGAAAAATAATTGAATACGGCACCAACGGAAATAAGTATCAAGGTTTTTTCCGGAAAGCCATAAACCGCAGCAAGAAAAGAGCAAATCTTATTTTGAGAGGGGTATAATCCATGGCTGGTGGAACAAAAATAGGCACAATGTTTGCTGAGATCGACCTTGACCGGTCAAAGTATGATGCGGGGCTTGAAAGAGCTTTAGGCGATAGCAAATCGGTATCCATTGATATTGAGAAAGCATGGCGGACAATGGGCACCAGGTCCACTAAAGATATTGACAAAATGCGTGCCAATGTCGTCAACTCCTACGAACTTATCAAAAACAGTGCCCTTTCCACCGCCGAAGACATTACCCGAGCAGAGATACAGGCCAAGGCTAAGCTTGAGCGGATTAATAATACTTATTACCAGGAGCAAATAAAACAGGCCGAAAAGCTTGAAGCCGAAACAAAACGCGCACTAAAAGCCACAGAAAGAGATGCCGAACGGGCACACAAAGACCGGATGGCAAGAACAAGAGAGTTGGAGGCCGAGTCAAGACGTGCCAACGAAGCCGCTTCTGCGGGTTTTGTAAAAGCAGGAGAAGCAGCCCTGGCGTTCGGTGCGGTTGTGGCCACTGCCAGCCTTATGATTGCAAAGTCTGTAATAGAACAGGGTATGGCTTTTGAAACCACCATGAAAACCGTCCAGGCTATTTCCAGCGGATCGGCAAAAACGGTTGAAGAACTCACCGACAACCTAAACAAACTCACCGAAGCAGCCAGAAAATCAGGAGCAACAACCGAATGGTCCGCGCAACAAAGTGGTGAAGCCCTCAAATTTATGGCTATGACCGGAATGAGTGTTAATGATCAAATCAGGGCGTTGCCGGGCTTGCTCGACCTGGCCACGGCGGCACAGATGGAATTAGGTATGGCAGCGGACATTGTAACTGATTCGCTCACAGCTTTTGGTATGGCCACATCAGAGATAGGGCGGTTTAACGACGCGCTGATAAATACCACCATCCGGGCAAATACCACCGTTGAGATGCTGGGTGAATCCCTAAAATATGTTGCCCCTGTTGCTGCGAATATGGGTTATTCAATTGAAAAGACTGCAGGTTTATTGGGAATTTTAGCAAACTCAGGCATTAAGGCGGAGCAGGCAGGAACAAGTTTAAGGCAGGCATTAATTCGGACAGGCAAAGCCGCAAAATCAATGGGTATGGATGTCAACTCATCGTTAATTGACGTTTTAACCGAAATGAAAAAGCGGCAGTTTTCTGTCAACGAAGTGGTTGAAGAATATGGTTTGATCGCGTCCACTGGCGCTGTTATCATGATGAATAATATCGACAAATATAAAGAACTGACACACGAACTTGAAAATAACGAAGGTGCCACAAAGAGTCTTGCCGATATGATGCGGGACACACTGGCTGTGGATCTTGACATATTAAAAAGCACTGTTAGCGATCTGGCTTTAGAATTGTATGAGTTGTATGGTGACAAATTACAAAAATTAATAAGCGACACAACCGATTTTATCATAGACAATAAAGATGAGTTCATGGCGCTTGGGCAGGCCATCGGTGGTGTGATAGAAGTCATGCTTAAGTTTATGATAACTTCTGCAAAAATGGCAAAAATGGCAATATTTGGTAGAAACACGATCACCTTTAACACCGATGCAATGTTTGACGTTGTTCCTCCAAAAGAGCAGATAGAAAAAATAGTTTCCCCATATGAAAAAATGGTTGAAGCTATCACGATAGCAGAGCATGATTTAAAAATAGCATCAAGAAAAATAATAGAAACCAAGAACAAATTAGATAGTA